AGACTCAGGATGGCAAGCTGTTCAATAGTTTTGACAATCACTAATCACTAACATAAAAATATAATCACTAATGGCTAACATACTTCAACAAATCGGACAGACCGTTAAGTCGAAGTTGGATGACAAGGTAGATAAAACGGACGCTGTGACGGACTTCTTAAAGTCTATTCTCGGCTTCCCTGAAGATACCGTTTCACCCGATGTAGACACGGCAGCAAACATATCAGCAAGAACAAGCGACGACGTCGGCACTATCATGTACGGAAGCGATACTTATGATCTCTACGTATTTGACGGTAGTAACTGGCAGATATTCAACAACAGCTAAACACATGAGCGATATTACAGTAATTAACGACAGCCAACAATCGGAGTTGGTAACTAACGGACTTGCTAAGAATGGTGAGTTATATTTGAAAGCCGCAGGCAGTACTGATGCAGGTGCTATTGTTGTATACGACAGCGGATCGTGGAGAACGTTTGCTAACGAATACGCACCTAGTTTTAGCCAAGATTACAGCGTAAGCCTAGATGGTACTAACGATATGGTAATCTACAATGCTACTGCTAACGGTGTAAATTCAGGCAAAACGGCACTTGGTACTTTTACAGGAAGTATGTCTTTCGTGGTGTGGTTTAAACAAAGTGGTGGAGGTTATGAATCTCTAGTTAGTAGTAGACACGCTGCTTGGAGCACTTCGGGAGTTTCAGGTAATTACCTTACTTCTGCGGACGGGGTACAAGGAAAGTTTGATATGGATATAGGATTCGGTACTACTTTGCGGACATGGGTATACGACAGTAACGGTAGGACACTCCTAAATACATCCGCAGGAAGTGTAACCTTAAATGCATGGAATTTTGTAGCTTATGTATTTGATCAGTCAGCAGGTACTCATGTTGTTTATGTAGGTGACGAATCCACAACTCCTTCAGTAGGTAGTACACTTAGTAATTCATCTACGATGGAGGATTTTGCAAATGGTTTCAATATAGGAGACGGACAACAAGCTACTCTTGAAGGTTTAGCTGATGAGTTTGCTATCTTTGATGGAAAGGCTTTGTCTAGTACAGAAGTTGCTACTATTTGGAATAACGGAGAAGCTTTTGACTACAGCACCGATACATCATTAAACCCTGTAGGATTATTTAGAATGGGAGACGATGATGAAGGAACAGGTACATCTATAAGCAACAGTGGTAGCGGTAGTGACAGTGCTAATGCTATTAACGGTGCGAGTTTTGTAGACGGAGCAGGTAACACACCCGGAAATTAATAACTATGAGCAGACAATATGTAATTCTAAACGCTGATGAAGTAAGTACCGTTAACTTTGACGAAGTACTTGAAACATCAGTTGATACACTAAGATATAACGTGGCAGGTGATCAGACCTTTGTTAAATACGAAGGAGCTAAACCACGATGCCTATACGGAAAAGATACCCTTAGTCACTCGGCAATGTTGACCGTGTTGGCAGGGGAAGCTTGGACACAACCTGTGGAGGAACTATAAGACATGGCTAAATTAAACACAGTCACATCGTCAACCCGTCCCGCTTCGCCAACTGCTGGTGAAACATACTTTGAGACGGACACTAATAAGATTATCATTTGGGACGGGTCTGCTTGGACAGAGCTTGTTTCGGATGGTACTGCTTAACTTTAACCATCAATACTAACTATAGTTAATAAATAACAATAATATTATGTCTACAGATACATCATCTATATTCTATCAAATCGGTCTATCGACCAAAAATGCTATTGCTGCGGAAGAAACACGCGCATTGGCTGCTGAGGCTACATTACAAACGAACATTGATTCGGAAGCCTCCAGTCGTGCAAGTGCAGATACTACGTTGCAATCTAACATCGACGCTGAAGCGGCTAGTCGTTCGTCTGCTGACTCTACCTTACAGAGCAACATCGACAGTGAAGCATCCAGCAGAGCATCCGCTGACTCCGCTCTTCAATCAGCCGTAGACGCTATTGAGACTGGTGCTGGTCTTGGATCGGACGGTTCTTACTCAGCTAACTCCTCAACCAACTACATCACAACTGCTGGTTCTTTGGTTGCTGCTGACGAAGCTCTTGACTCACAAATCAAAACTAACGCTGACGCTATCTCTTCTGAAGCAAGTACTCGTGCATCTGCCGATACCACCCTTCAGTCTAACATTGATAGTGAAGCTTCTTCCCGTGCTAGTGCTGACACAACTCTCCAAAGCAACATTGATGCTGAAGAGACTGCCCGTCAATCCGCTGACTCGACCCTTCAAACAAACATCAATGACGAGGCTAGTTCACGTGCTTCTGCTGATACGACTTTACAGTCCAATATCGACGCTGAAGAAACTGCACGTATTGCTGCTGTTAGTGGTGAAGCTACTGCCAGAGCATCTGCCGACACGACTCTTCAGTCGAACATCGACGCCGAAGCTTCAACTGCTCGTGCTGCTGAATCTGCTCTTGACGCTGCCAAAGCTAATCTTAGTGGTGCTGCCTTCACTGGAGACGTAAGCGGAACTAACCTTGTACTTAGCGGTAACTTGACTGTTAATGGTACAACTACTTCCGTACAAACCACTAACTCCGAAATCAAAGACTCTATTCTTTTGATCAATGACGGAGCTGCTGGTTCTGCTAACAACGGTAACGACGCTGGTCTTATCATTGAGCGTGGTACTGCTGACGGTGGAAACATTGCTGCTGTTTACGACGAAGGAATCGACAAGTTCGCATTCTATAAAACATCCGCTACTGCTGCTTCTACTGACATCAGTGACGACGACGGAAGTGCTGAGTTGATCGACGTTAAAGCTAACGACGTTGTTCTTGGTGACGGAAACAATCTTGGTTCATTGGCAGACTTTACTGCTGCAATGGCCTAACACTTGAGTTTGCTTAATGAGTGCGAAAGGTAAAAAAGGAGATACTGCATCTCTAACTTTTCGTCTCACAAGCTCACAAAAGAAGGAGGTAGCTGGGATCGCTAATACGCTCGGTCTCAGCTCCTCCGCTCTTTTACAGATGTGGGTAACACGAATCCTTAACAATATGAACGGACGTGGTGACCACTCTGAGATGCCGAGAGACAACAAATAATACTTATGAAGGATCACGTAGAAGGAGCTAAACTTGCAGACAGTTATACTGATCTGTGCAAAGGTGCAGTAGGTTACATGAAAGCTATGGAGGAATACAACCCGGCTCTTATGAACGCTGTCGGTAAATGGTTAAAGGATAACAACATCACGGTAGATAATCGTAGTGGTACTCCTGTTAACGATTTAGCTAATGAGTTCAAAGCGTTACCGTTCCCTCAAGAACAACAAGACGATATACCCATCGAGAAACAACTTTAACTTCTTACTACATTCCCTTATACTTCAAAGGAGTCGGCAATATAACGTCGGCTCCTTTTTATTTGATACGATGAAGAAGAAACACCAAGAGATACCACCACAACTACGAGACTTCCGAAACTTTCTGTGTCTTGTTTGGCGACACCTTAACCTGCCTGACCCTACTCCGTTACAGTACGACATGGCTTTATACTTGCAAAATGGACCCCGTCGTTCCGTTATTCAAGCATTTCGTGGGTGTGGTAAGAGCTGGATAACATCAGCATTTGTCGTTCATCAACTACTACTAGACCAAACAAAAAACATACTTGTTGTGTCTGCCAGTAAGAATAGATCAGATGACTTCTCCACCTTTACGTTACGTCTGATACAGGACATACCCGCACTACAACATCTACAACCATCAGAGAACCAACGATTCAGTAAGATAGCTTTTGATGTTAGCGGTGCTCCTGCTTCTCACGCACCCTCCGTTAAGTCGTTAGGAGTAACATCCCAGCTGACTGGTTCCCGTGCTGATATAATCGTAGCTGACGACGTAGAAGTACCGTCTAACTCTCAAACACAAGGACTACGGGATAAACTGGACGAAGCCGTCAAAGAGTTTGATTCTATTATAAAGCCCCTAGAAAGCTCTAGGATTGTATTTCTTGGTACACCCCAATGCGAGGACAGCCTGTACACTAAACTAGCAGAGAGAGGCTATGAGCAGCGTGTATGGCCTGCCAAGTACCCAAAGGAGGAAGAAGCTGATAACAATTACGGTACATCTCTTGCACCCTTTATACGGGATAACATAACTCCTGAGACCACAGGTACTTCTACAGAACCCTTACGCTTCAGTGATATGGACCTTGAGGAACGTCAGCTGTCGTACGGTCGTACCGGGTTTGCGTTGCAGTTCATGTTAAACCCTAAGCTGAGTGATCGTGACCGTTATCCATTGAAGATTAACGACCTTATCATTCACGACGTTGACGTTGATACCGCCCCTGAAAAGATCGTGTGGAGCAGTGACCCTGATAAAGCAGATAGAACACTACCTAATGTAGGACTGGCAGGAGACCGTTACAAACGTCCTAGTAGCCTTGTCGGAGAACTAATACCGTACACAGGGTCTGTCATGTCTATTGATCCTTCTGGACGGGGTAAAGACGAAACGGCGTATGCTGTCGTAAAGATGCTTAACAGTCAGTTGTTTGTTCCCGATGCTGGTGGTATTAAAGGAGGGTACGACGAGGTAACGTTAAAACGTCTCGTCTCCATTGCTAAAAACAACAAAGTTAACAAGATCGTTATAGAGTCTAACTTTGGTGACGGTATGTTTATGGAACTGATTAAACCGTTGTTTCGTAATGAATATCCTGTAACCATAGAAGAAGTACGTAGTAGTAAACAAAAAGAACTAAGGATTGTTGATACGTTAGAACCTGTACTTAACAGTCATCGTCTTATTGTTGATCCTAAGGTTATCTCTAACGACTACCAGTCTGCGTTAACGTATCCTATAGAGTCTCAAGCTAGGTATATGTTATTCTATCAACTATCACGGATAACAAGAGAACGAGGTAGTCTGGCTCATGATGACCGTCTGGATGCGTTAGCTATTGCTGTTGCTTATTGGGTAGAACAAATGGCTGCTGATGTTAACAAGAATATGTACGATAGAAAACAAGAACTACTACAAGAAGAGTTAACAAAGTTTACTGATAGCTTTTATAAACGTAAACGTTCTAATAACACTCTTCTTTGGAGTTAACAAATCTCTCCTTATACCTACTAGTTAACTTCTGTTATAACTGTGATGAAGTAGTTAGTTTAAATACATATATATATATATACTCTACTATCGT